GCCAATTACTAAGTCTGTCCCCACAAACGTTCCTGCGGATATAAAGCTACCACCTTGTCCGACACCAGGCTGGAATTGAATTTGAAGCTCGTCAAAGTATTGGCGCTGTAAATCTTCCACCAAATGAGGGCATCTACGAACCCTGCGAATTTCGTCACCGTCATCGGTATAGTTGTTAGGGTCTAGCTCGTAAATCTTGCCGTTTTGCCAATCGCCCACCAAAACCATGCCTTGGAATAAAGCTAAGCAATTGCCTCTGTGACGGTGAAATACGTTATTGCTATCTACATAAAGCCATTTATGCCACATTTGGGTTGTGTTGTCATAAGCCCAAGTTAAGTCTAAAGTTGGAAATGAAACTACATAAACCTCATGGCCTTCAAGCTGGTAAGTCCAAGCAATAGCATCGTCAATATACTGATTTACAAGGGTATTTTCTACCGCATGGGTTGAGATACGAGTTGGTGTATATCCTTGCATCATCATAATTTGGGCTTGCCCACGAATATTACGGCTTACATAAGCAAACGAATTACCAACCCTAGCTACTGAAAATTTAGCAGCGATTCCATGTTGTGTTGATGTTCCAGGAATACGCTGGAAAGGAAATGGAAACGCACCAACGTCCGTCCAAACCTCGCTGGAGTTTTCACCCAATAAATAGACTTCTCGGTGGTCTACTATTAAAGATACCAAGTTATCAGGTGCGCCATCTTTAGAACTAAAACTTAATGGCTGAGTAATAGGACTAAGGGCATCGGAAGCAGCCCATTGTTGTGTGCCAGGATCGTTATAAACAAAGTAGTTATCCATAATATCTACTACATCAGCGCCAGTAAACGCACCGTCAGTATTAGGGATAACCGTAAAGTTCAAGGCATACATTTGCTCTGAACTGATTGTGTATGATTTATTAATATAATAGCTAGAGCCTGCCGTTACTATTTGTGTAACGATTGTGCCATCAGATATTCCTGAGCCAACGATGGTTTGCCCTAAATATAGGGTTACCGATGGGCTTACAGTTAAATTATGGTAAGTAATACCGCTAACCACTACATCGGCAACAGCGCCTTGAAAAGATATAGTGTTAGACGCATATATTTGCGTAGATGCAACAGTTTGCGACTTATTTAATGTCCAAGTAGTGCCTGAACCTGACAATATTACGGTTTCGTTACTTAAACCAATACCGTATAGTGCCTGACCAACCGCTAAAGTGCCTGAAAAGGTGCGACTTACGGTTAAAGTAGTGCCTGAAATAGAGCCTTGGATAGTCGCTGCCGTTGGGTTATTGATCCGCCAGGTATAGCGATAAGCACCGTCAACAATATAGACGTTTACACCGTTGTCGGTAATTCCTACATGGCCTGAGCTAGTATTTAACTGGCCAACAATTGTGGGGGTAAGGTTAGACGTTAAAACATACACATAAGGGCCACAAACGGCCACCATTTGCATACCACCGCTAACGGTGCGCATACCCCTAACCTCTTGGGTATTAGGCAACACAACCTTGGCTGTTAGCCCTGGTGTTGGATATAAAGCAACAATACCTCTCTGTCCAGGCAACTTTAATGGATCAATTTCTGCTCGGAAATTAATGCACTCTTGCGCATCCTGGTAAATCGAGGGTGCTTCGTATGATGGGCCAACAAAACCAAAGTCTGGCATTTTTTACCTTATCTAAAGAAGCCACCGCTTAAAATCCATCCTGCATCTTTTTGTCTGCTGCTCAAAATAGAATCAGCAAAACGAGCGGATTGAACAGGTTTCATATTAGTGCGTTTGACCGTTGCTTTTCCTTGTGCTGCATATTGCTGAATCATTGCTATTTGAACTTGAGACGCTTTGCCATACATAGGCATTAAACGCTCAGCCAAACACCATCTTAAAGCCATCGTATAGCCTTGTGGCAAGTTAATATTGTCATTTAAGTTGGTATAACGAGTAAAAATAGTATCGGCAAACATGTGCATTTCGCCTTGGCTAGGATTAGGCCATACGAATATGTTTCCTAATGTTTCAGCAGGCTGGTAATACAAAGCTTTAGGCCAAGGACCATTTAGGGTTTTAAGGCCAATCATTTCATAGTCATTGACGTTTAAAATGGCTACTGGATAGTCCAAACCACCGTTAATAATTGGCACACCGTTTGAGTTGGTATTAATACGCACAAAGGCGGAGTCAATTTGCAAAGGACGCTGGTAATAAGCGTTGATTGTTTCGCTAGATACGTTTTGGTTAATATTGACCAAATATGTGCCAGCCTCGTTTACATTACCGCCAGCGCCTGTAGCAAATGCAGTAATAGTTGTTCCTGTAGCCACTCCAGCCCCACTTAGCGTCATTCCTAAAGAAATAGCGCCTGATTGGATAGAGCTAATAGTGAGAATATTGCCTGAAATAGAACCAGTGAATATAGAACCGACCTGTCCACCTGGGCCAATAGTATATTGAGTTTGACCTGAAACAATAGGGAATATGATTTCAGTCTTATAGAAGACCATCATATCTTCGTTTGACCACTGATCGATCATATCGTTCAGCATATCAAAAGCATCTTGAGCAGCTTCAGGGGTTGGAGTTTCACCAGCTTCCAAAGCTCCAATATCTTTTAATGCTCTTGAAATGATGTCTATAGGCGTTGTCATGATTAAATCTCAGGTTTAAATACTTGTGGTTGCCATGGAGGAATGACTTTATTTTCCAATGCCTCTAACTGCTCTTGTAATCTAGCGGTAATATGGCATTGACCATCTTTTACTGCCTCGCCCTCAATCCAACCAGCTACCATTTCTTCGGTAACTTGGTCAAAAGGCACTTTTGCAGTTGGACAGTCAAAATACCAATTACCTTCAGTTTCTACTGATTTATCTTCACTTGTAGCTGTGACATGATAACGAGCATGGGTTATCACACCATCTTTAGCAGAAACTTCTAAGATTTTCCAAGTAAACATTATTTAGCGATTGCTGCTGTAAAAGGGGTTAAATCATTAGAGCCGTAATACTCAGCACCTTTTGCAATTTGAATTTCAAGATGAGCTTTGTTACGAGCTACAGTATCAGCCCAATCTGCATCAGTCATATCAGCAGGTTTTCCTGCGTTGATAAGGTTTACAGAATCCATAGCTGCTTTATAGTCTTGTGCTACTTGTTGTTCTTTAGTTATTTCCATTATTTAGCTCCTAGTTGTGCTTCTAATGCGGTTACTTTTGCGTTGAGTTTTTTACCTTTATTCCATGCTGAAATACCTAAAACCCTGTAAGCATGAAGTCCATTTTCTGATACTGTAACCCATTCAAGATTATCAAGATGATTGTTTAGCTTATTGCCATCCTTATGATTTACTTGTGGTTTATTTGATTCATTAGTAATAAAAGCCCTTGCTACTAGTCTGTGAACTGTTTGATTGCTTTTTACACCATCAACACAAAAACTAACAATGTAATAACCTGACTTGCTTTTACCTTGTTTTAAGACTTTTTGTGGCGATTTACGCAAGCCAGTATTTAGGCGGTTATTTACCATGCGTTCAATAGACCGCACATTACCTAAATTGCTGACTTCGTAATGGGTTTCGTAACCAGCGCAAGGATGCCAAATTTCAATCATAAACCAGCCTTTGTTAATCTTGCTTGTAAATCAGTAATTAAAACCTGTTGCTCTTGAATGGCTGCTGTCAATGTGGCAACGAGGAATGAAGAATCTATGGCTTGATAAACAGGATTTCCGTTTTCATCTACGGCATCTTTTTCTCCACTAACACAATCAGGCACAACAGTTTGTAGCTCATGTGCAATAAACCCTTGACCTTTGGATTTATCGCATATCCAGTCGTAAGTTACTGGTTTAAGTTGTGCTACAACAGATAAAGCATCCGTCATAGGCTTAACATTTTCTTTTAAACGATAGTCTGAAGATGTGTTGTAAGCAGTTGAAGAACCATTTGTTGTAATTGTTCCTACATTACCATTACCATTTGTAAAATAAAAATGTTGATATAAACTTGTTGTTGTTCCGCAAGACCTTTGGTCATAGCTTGTTGCACCAATGAATCTACCAGCTACAGTTGAGCTAGGATTTGTAGAACAACCAATAAAAATATCACCATTACCATTAATCCATTGTCTAGGATTACCATCACCATCAGATAACACAATGTAGTTACTTGATGTACGGATGTCTAGACCGCCTTGGTTGCCGTTATAACCACCAAGAATAGTGTTTGAACTACCAGTTGTAATATAATAACCAGAATTATTGCAACCAACGGCTGTATTATTGATGCCTGTTGTTAAAGAATATAATGCTACTCTGCCAAATGCACCATTTGTATATCCAGTAGTTGCTGAATACAAAGATAAATAACCTATAGCCGTATTGCCAAATCCATTAGCTGTGTAACCAGCTTGATAACCAACAAAAGTTTCTTGACCGCCTGTGGTTTCACTATAACCAGCCTGATAACCTACTGCGGTGTTATTAGATGCGGTGGTGTTTAAAGCCAATGCTTCTTTACCAAAAGCAGTATTATAAGACCCAGTAGTGTTAGAATATAATGCACTTAAACCTAAAGCGGCATTTTGCTGACCAGTTGTATTTGAATATAAAGAATAAAAACCAACAGCAGAATTATTAGCGCCAGTTGTATTGGAATATAAAGATTGATAACCTACTGCGGTGTTATTAGATGCGGTGGTGTTTGCTTGAAGTGCTTGTGCGCCTAATGCTGTATTGTAATTGCCAGTAGTATTATTTAATAACGCTTTCCAACCTACCGCATCACAAGCAAAAGCAGTTGTTCCTGCATAACCAGCTTGATAACCAACATAAGCATTAGAACCGCCTGACGAGTTTTCCGAATATCCAGCTTGATAACCTACTGCCACATCTTGACTGCCACCAGCACTATATAAAGCCTGATAACCAATCGCTGTTGTTAAACCAATATTTGAAGAATTGGTATTTATTGCACCATTTCCCAAAGCAGTATTTGTGCTAACACTACCACCACCCTTACCAACAGTAAGACCTGATATAGAAGCGTCATTAGCTAAAGTTAAGCTAGTGCCGTTAAAGGTCATATTGGCAGAATCTACTAAAAGACCGCCTGTGCCGTTGTAGTTAACTCGACCAGCAGTTAGTCCTGAATCTGTAACAGAAGTTGCTGATAGGCTTGTAAATGCGCCTGTATTAGGTGTTCCTGAACCAATAGTGCCAGGTGCGGTATAGGCAGAAGAGGCCAACATTGTGTTGGTTACTGTGCCTGTATCGCCTGTGGTTACAAGATTGCCGTTTACAGCAGGAACGTTTAAAGAGAAGTTAGAGCTAGGATTAGGGCCAACTAGGGCTACCTGACCGCCTGCTGTTGCTTGAAAGACTAATTGACCCATGATTTTTCCTTATGGTGCTATATAAATTACAGAGCCTGTGCTTAAAGCTCCTGTTGATGGATTGAATTTTAACTTAGTTGAAGCAGTATTTAAAGCCTCATTACCACCTGTAGCACTTACAAAAGTAGGGTAGTAGTTAGCATTGGTGCTGGCATCGGCTACGGCTACGTTTGTTGCATTTGTCGCTGTGGTGGCTGATGTCGCTGAAGTAGCAGTCGCTGCGTTACCGCCAATCGAAAGACTTGATGCTGTGCCTGTTAATCCTGTGCCTGCGCCACTAAACGATGTGGCACTTAAAACACCTGTATTTGGCACAAAACTGAGCTTTGTAGAGCTAGTTGTCGCTGCGTTATTGCCACTAGAATTTAACGATAAAACAGGGTAATAAGTTGACGCAGAGCTAGTATTGTCTGTAATCGCAATATTTGTAGCGTTGGTCGCTGTAGTCGCAGTTGTAGCCGAACTTGCCGAACCGCTAATATTGACCGCTAATGAAGTAATTGATCCGCTTGCCGAGTTTAACGGAACTGCGGTAGTGCCAATATAAAGCGAGGAATTACCTAAAACGCCACTAGGAATAGTTCCTGACAAATTACCAGCAGTAAGGCTAGTTAGACTTGCTCCTGAACCGCTAAACCCTGTAGCCGTAAATACGCCAGTAGAAGGGTTGTATTGGAGCTTAGTAGAGCTTGTATATTCTGTTGATAAGTTTCCGCTTGTTTGGTTAGCAAACAAAGGATAACGAGTGCTATTTGTAGTGGTGTCATCAGTTACAGTCGCATAAGAAGTAGGAGTTGTCCAAGTAGGAACTCCTGTGCCACTTGAGGTTAATACTTGGCCTGATGTGCCTGCTGCGCTAATAGCTAGGGCAGATGCCCCTGAATATACAATTCCGCCTGCCACAGCCGTTAAATTAGCGTTTGTGCCACCATTTGCTAAAGCAACTTGTCCAATAATATTAGACGCCTGGATTGATAAATTGCTCTTATTAACGTAAATTGCACCAGTTGATGAATTTACATAAGCAACAGTGCCAATTTTGATTGCATAGCCTGTTGGTGGAATCGTGTTTTGATAATAACCAGCAGAATATGGGGATAAATATAGGGTATCGCCTACTGTATAGCTTCCTGTATTTACACCTTGAATTAAGCCAATAGTGGTTACATAACCAGCCGTTCCTGTAGGAATAGCCTGGTTAGCCAATCCGATAACGTTTCCTGTAGTAAGGCTGTTGGCAATCGCCAAAGCTACGTTTGGATAGGTATATCCGCTACTTGTAGAGGTTATGTAAACAGGCTGACCAATATTGATCGTAGAGCCTGTATTGTTATAAACCTTTAATTGGACCTCTTCTCCAATATGTAAAGTATTGTTTGTGACATCGTTGTAATAAGCTAAAGAATTAACATTGCTGTCATACCATAAGCGACCTGCGTTATAACTTGGCGCAGAAGTCGCTGTGTAAGTCTCATAACTAGAAATCGTAGGTGTTGCCATCGTAACGCTAGTAAGCGTAGAGGCTGTCGAACCCAAACTAATCGATGTAGAGCCAATCGTTATTGAGCTATTAGCCAAATAGCTGTTAGCGATAGGAGTTGCGTTCCAAACACCAGTCGTAACCGTTCCAAGCGTAACTAGGCTTGTAGAGCCTGCCAAAGGCGATGCGCCTACAGTATTGTAAGAAATAGTCTGTGCGCTAGAACCGTTAAAAGTAGTGCCTGAGGCTGCGCCTGAACCGCTATTATTAAATGTAATGCTATTCGTTACAGAGCCTGCGGTAGTTGCCGATGTAGCTGTGGCAGCGTT